TATCTTTGCGGAATCGCCCGAAGAGCCTATCTGTGCGTAGTTGCCCGAAGAGCCTATCTTTGCGTAGTTGCCCGAATTTCCAATAATATTTGACTTTTTATCGTTTTCGGTCTTTTCAAATTCAAAACTCGCCGCCGCCTCTATAAAGTTCGCAAAAGACAGCTTTGCGCCAATTTTCAATTTCTTTGAGCAAAACTTCTTATTATCGTTCGTTACAGGCTCGTCCAATGCCTCAACTTCGGCAAACTCGGAAAACTCTCCGTTACCATCGATAAGCGGATAATAGTCCAGAACGTCAAACGGATTTTTGCAAAAATGCATTCCCTTGCGGCAAACAATCGCTTCAGGCTCTTCAAATACCGTGTTTTCGGCATATTGCTTACCTTTGCAAATTAAACCTTTCTCAAAAGCTTTAAATCCTTTCATAACTTCACGCTCCCGTTTAATATCATGCCGACGACGAATATCGCCGCCAGGATTGCCCAAACGCATAGTTGTTTTAACAAGCCTTTAAACGTCGGGCGTGGTTGTTTGTTTCCGTATTCCAAAAACTCGTCTTTCATTTCCTTTCTCCTTTACTCGCTTTTATCCGAACGAGTGCGGTTGTCTTTATATGAAACACAACCCGTATAAGGTGCTGTTAAAGGTTTCATTTTACACCCTTCCGAGTTTTTGAACCTATCGCACAAACAAGAATTATCCTCGGCTATCGGCGTAGGCTCGCCGAATGTTACGATTTGAATTCTATCCCCGCGTGGGTCTTTGGGGTCTGTTCTTATAAGATAGGGCATGTTCATTGTCATTGTTCCTTTTTAAATAGCGTTTTACTTAACATTTTGTTAAAATTTTTTTATGTTTAACGAACGTTTAAAAGAATGCCGCTTAGAATGCGGCTTAACTCAATTACAAGTGGCTCAATATTTAGGCGTAACTCTTCCCGCAGTGTGTCAATATGAAAAGGGTTCGCGAGAGCCGTCTCTTGAGCTTCTCGTCAAGCTTTGTAAGCTGTTTAACGTCTCTGCCGATTATTTACTCGGACTTACGGACAGCTACTGAAATAGCCTGCGCCGCGATGATATCTTCGACAGAAACACGGTAAAGGCGAGCAAGCGGAATAACCTGGTCGATATTTATACGGCGCGTGCCGTCTTCGTATCTGGCAACCGTGCGCACGCTTACATGTAAAGCTCTTGCGACCTCTGCAAGCGTTTTTTCGCTTGCCTTGCGTAAATCTCTTAAGCTCTCAGACATTGCCGCGCACCTTGCCTTTTTCTCGATTATGCTTCATCCAGGCTTTGAGGTCGTTTATATGGCAGACCCCGCGAAGTAAACCGCCTGTGCTGTCTTGAAAGGCTTTTACTTCTTTCATGACCTTGCTTGCCATATCTTCGCCGCACTCCATAAGCACGCGTATATCTGCGGTCCTGATAAACTCCTTTTGTAAAACTTCTTTCGGTGTACTCGCCGTCATAGTCTTTCATCTCCTCGTTTTAGCATTATATTCAAATATTTAAAGTTTGATAGAATTTAATTCTTATTTTTAAGCAAAAAAAATGGATATAAGTTCTTCTGAACTTAAATTTAAAACCTTTCGAATAATCGCAACTTCGTTTATGTTAAAAGTTGCTTTATTCAAAATTTTATAATTGAGGGATTGCTTTGTTAAGTTGACAAATTTAGCCAATTCTACTTGAGTCAACCCCTCTCTGATTATCGCTCCCTTTAAAGCGTTTGAATTTACCATATTAGTTCCTTCGGTTTGTGGTCTATTTCTTTAATAAGCGGCAAAAAGGCTTGCGCCCGTTTGACCTTGTTTATGGTTGTTGCATTTTTTGCAACTGCTTTAATTTACAGGCGAAAGAGTACCCTCTAACGCCGCATTTCCAAGATAAATAAGAAGAAGGCTCGCTTTGACTCTGTTTATCTTAGGATAGCGCGAATCAACTTCATTGGTAGCTTTTGTGAATTCATCAAGCGGCATATTTCCGCAAGCAAAAATCTCATCAAAATACGCGCCGTAATAGTCCGCTTCTTCGTTGAGCTTGTATGCAAGTTCTTTTATTCTTTCTGCTGTAGTCATTGAATATCTCCTTGTTTTATTTCCCCACCCCGAGAGCGAACCCCTCGCAAGAAGTCCGCTCCTGGTAATGATAAGGGGGAATGAAAATGGGTAAGCTAATTTATTTGCTCAAAGCGTTGTAATCGTCTTTGAGTTTATTGTATTTAGCGCGGAGTTCGGAAAGTTCTTTTTCCATTGCCTCCGCTCTTTTAGCCGTCTGAATCATATCTTTGATGATTCGCATGCCGAACGTTTTATATAAATAGGTGATTTGCTCTTTTCCACGTGTTTCACTTATCGACGGGTGAAAGGTATAAACGAACTCGATTATCTTCCAATCTTCGTCGTTCGGTCTCTTCGTCTTTTCTGGCTCGATTAAACTATTAAATTCTTCGCGTGTCATTTTGTTCTCCTTGTTTTTGAATTTCAAGCTAATTATACAACACACAAAATAGAATGTCAAGCGATTTTAGTAATTATTTGAATATAATTCTAATTTTATTTGACGAGTTGGATTTTTGCGGTTATACTCTTCGTGCAAGGAGATAAAAGACAATGACTATAGGCGAAAAAGTAAAAAAATTACGGATTGAACAAGGTTTAACTCAAAAAGAACTTGCCGAAAAATGCGGCTACGGCTCTTTATCGGCTATAAATAAGATTGAACTCGGGTTGTCGACCCCGCCACTACCTTCAGTTGAACAGTTGGCAAAAGCTTTAGGGGTTTCGCCCGCATACTTAACAGGGTGGGAATATTATGATAACACAAACGAAAATAGAGAAAATATTATAACCGAAAAAAGGCTTAAAGCTCTCGGATTTGATATTGATACGTTATCGAATTTATCTACAGACGATTTAAAAAAGATAGCCGATACGCTTAATATTTTGGTTAAAGGTGTAAAAGCAAAAAAATAAAACAATAAGGTGTGATGTAATGAGTATAATAAAAAAATGTAAAAACTGCGGCAAATGGGGAATATTTTTAAAATTAGAAGACGGGCTTTGCGATGTTTGCTCTTTTAAGTTGTCTAAAGAAGAATTTGAAAGGTTAAAAATTCAATATACTTTTGATAATATCGGAATAGATAAAGATGTTTTTAACTTGTTATGGTTTTATAACGGCTCGCACAAAAACATAGAAGTACAGCATATTAAAAGATATCTATCCGACGAAGAAGCAGAAGAAAACGAAATATTTGAACCGAGCATGATTGATCTTGATATTCCCGTTGTTATTCCGCCCGCAGATTATGATGATTCAGCACCACATCGTTCGCCATGTTATGTTTATTTAAACCCTTATGAAAGATATAACTATATTCAATTTTTGAAAGACCCATATTCGGGCAAACACAAGCTTTCTTATGTCTTTTTATTTCTTTATGGCTTGGAACGTCATTTGTACAAAGGACAATTTGTTAAAGCGTTTAATACTATTTTAAAATTACGAAAAGCGTATAATGAAAAATTGTTTTTAAATTACACGTCTAATACCCTTATATATAGTTTAATTTTATATCAAAACAAGGAACTTATTTTAAATAACTTTGACGATGTAACCGATTGCGCAAATCTTAATGCTTTTTGTTCCTTATCTGTTATTTGCCAAAGACCTTTTACAGCCGATGACATTTTTAAATATAGAAAAGAATTTCAGTTTAAATCAGATACATACACAAAACAATATGCCCCAATATTTATATCAAAAATAAAAGAATATTTAATTCAAACGTATCAATCAGAATCTTTAAATCTTAACAGCTTTCTTGTTGAAAATCCCGATTTTACTTCTGAGCGTATTTACTTAAACTGGTCTCTTCCTGAGCAACCCATTCCTAAAGTAATGAGCGAACGATTTTACGGTGAAGGGCTTAAAATCTTACAATACGCACATGAAGCCGTAAAAGCTCATTTAAAAGAAACAAAAGAATATATAAAAGCCCCCGAACCACTTGCGCCCGATATGGAAAAACTTTATTATGATTATATGAAAGTTCGCGACCAACATTATGCCAAAAAAGATATATATAAAAACAGGGGATATCAATGCACGGCTTATGTCGGACAACATTACTTCTTGCAAGATTTAATTACTAAAATTTACAAATTCAGAGCCAATCCTGCAATAATGGAAGACATAATAAAAGTATGTTGGCAAGATATCGAGATTTTCAGTCATACAAACGAACTCGACGGATATCATTCAGATTCATTTTATAAACTTGTAAATATATATGAAAGAAGAAAAGACTTCGACATGGCTATAAAGGTATGCGATATTGCTATTGCTCATTATGTTATGGTTAATCATGATTATGAATATTATATCAGAAAAAAAGAATCTTACTTACAAAAAACAAATAAAACTACTTTATTACCCGATAAATCATAATGAACCAAAATTAAGACAAAAAAAGCCGAGGCATTTAACCTCGGCTTAAAAACCACTTATCAACTACCCTTCTACTTTTCCCTGCCCAAATGAAAAGTATCGCGGATAACGATAAGGATTTTATCGGAATCATCTTTTGGCAAATTGCCAAGCTCTTTGTTAAGCATATCGATAAACAATTTTGTCGAATTTTGGGTTTTTTCGTCGAGATGTATCATCTTTTTTCTTTCTCCCTTGACATTTATGAATAAAAGGTCTATAATTTGTGTTAAATGAAAGATTTCCTTTTGTTTGGTTATATGATAAACCCGTTTTGGGTGAAAATCAATATCCAATTTTAAAACTTTTATACTCGATTTTAAACTTTAAGACGGTTTCATTTTTGAGCTAACGGCTCAAATTTGCAAATAAATTTCAATTTTATATTTAAAGGGAGCGAAAGACAATGATTTTAACAAAAATGCAAGCCTTAAAAGACGAAACGAAAATGACTTATCAAGACATAGCCGATAAAAGCGGCGTGCCGATTTCGACAGTGAAAAGAATTTTTTCGGGGAGAACGCCTGACCCGGGCGTGACGACCGTTATCGCAATTGTTGAGGCTTTGGGCGGCTCGGCGGACGATATTAAAGGCGATTCGCTTAATGCTGATAACAGCGAGCATATCTCTCCAAAGTCTGTAGAACAACTTTGCACCGTTTACGAACGGAGTTTAAGAGATAAAAACAGGCTCATCAAGGCGCAATTTATTACTATTGTGGCGATGATCGCCGTATTACTTTTTTTTCTGATATGGGATTTATATAATCCTCACATAGGATTTATAAGGAGATGAAAGACGTTGGCAAGCTATTTACATTACGAAAAATATTGCCCAAAATGCGCTAAGTATTTAACCGAAAAGCGCGTATTATGCCCTAAATGCCGTTCAGAGCTTAAAAACGTTAATAAATGGTATGCGCAATTCCGCGCCCTTGAATATGGCGAGTATAAACAAAAAAAGCTTGGTGCATACAACTCCAAAAAGGAAGCAGAACGCGCTTACCTCGAATATGAAAGCGGCACAAAACGGCGCGAAAATCCTATCGGAATTACGTTCGGCGAAGTCTGCGATGAAGTACTTAAACAGATGAAAGCGGAATGTAAACAGTCTTCCTGGATAACCGACCGCGGCATTTTCGAGATCCGTTTTGCACCGCTTCGGAAACTTTCGATGATTGATGTTGATAAGCCTTGTTTACTTTCTTTTCGCGATAAACTCGCAAAATCCGATTACGCCAAAAACACGATATTTAAAACGTGGAATTTACTCGGGCGCGTTCTTCGCTACGCTTCGCTCGAATACAATATCGACCAGCCTTATAAAGATTATCAACGCATAAAAGGCTTTAACCGCGATAAGACAAAAAAAGAAGCGTGGACAATTGAAGATTGGCAAAAATTTAATGCGACCGTTAAAGGCTGTTACGAAGCCGCAAGAGAGGCTGCGGGAAAAGATTGGACAGAGAACGTTATCGCGCGCAAACATTATATATATTATATCTTCTTTAACTACATGTTTTACATGGCAAACAGGCGTGGCGAAGCTACAGCGTTAAAAGTCAAAAAGATTGACTTCGAAAATCATACCGTGCTTATCGATGAAAACGTTACAAACAAGCTTACAGCCGAAGAACGCGGCAAGGGCAAGACTTATGCTATAACCGACAGAAAGACGCACAGTGCGCTTGTTGAAGATATCCCCGAAGCCCTCGAGCCTCTTTTAAAAGAATATATCGAAACGCTTAAACTTAAGGCAAATGATTTCATGTTCTATAAATCGAAGCCGCTTGCGCCGCAATCTTTAAGGTATGATATGGATAAATATATTAAGATTGCGGGCGTAAAGCGAATTACGCCGCACCAGTTCAGACACACGCACGCGACGATTATCTTTTCAACAGGCGCGTCCAAAGCCGAAGATGCTTACATCGTCGCTCACCGTCTCGGACATTCCGTTAAATACTCGCTTGATACCTACGGCGACCTATATAAAGAACGCGAAAAAGAGGTGCTCAAAAACTTTAAATTTTGATATTTGTTGCTAAAATGTTGCTAAAATTTAAACATTTTTGTTTAAATGCAAGCATATAAAAATCGCAAAATCACAGATAAAACCTAAGAAAAAAGGCTATCGACAAACGATAGCCTTTTTATATTGGTGCAGATAACAGGGGTTGAATATAAAGCCCTGTTTTTCTTTGTTTACCCTTTTTTAATCGGTTTTTGCCGTCTTTTTACTTCGTTTCTCTATATTTCTAAAAATCTTTTTAAAAAATTTCGTTGCTAAAATGTTGCTAAAAAATTTTTAATTTTTTTTTAAATACCCCCTCATTTTTGTTGACATACCGCCACGGTGGTGGTATAATATAGGTACAAGATGAGCGAGGGGGAAAACCCCAAAGGAGAAATGAAAATGGAAAATTTAGAACAAGCAATCAATCAAGCAATCGAAATAGCAAAAAACGGAACAGCAAAAGAAAAAGCCGACTTCGTAGAATGGGCTTGCACGGCGATAAATTATTACTCGTCTCAATTTGATAAAGAAAGCAAAGAAGCGATGACCGCTGTTGAAGCTCAATATAAAGCATATTTAAACGCTTTAAATAAATAAACAAAAGCCGAGCGGGGCGGCTAATCCCCGCAAAGGATATTAAAAATGAAAGTTACAGCAACAAACGGAAAGATAAAATTTGAACTTAATGCTAAAATTCGCGAAGACGTTATAAAGCTTGAAAGTACGCCGAAAACAAAGGCGTTCGGAATCCCCGAATTTATGATGCTTTCGTATAATGGCAGTTTTTTAAAAACATATAGAGCAAAAGGTTGGAATGTAACCTTAGTAAAATAACAGGAGATTTATTATGAAATTATATACGGTATATTCTGTAAGCAATGTCGGCACCAGTGATGAATGGGAAGAGCTTAGAACTCTTGATAAAAAGGAAGCGATTGAATACGCTCGCAATGAAAAAGACAGATGTAAAGATTCGCGTTATCGTGTAGAACTTCGCTCAAATGAGATTCCGAACGACGTTAATTATAAGACGTTTGACGATTACGGCAGCGACGATTATAACGAAGAAGCGGCTAATGACTTTCATTTCAGTTATGATCCGATTTACTTCGACCTTGACGACAGATTAAACGCTTATCGTAACAAGTACAATTTAACCGTTCCTAAATTTGCAAAATATCTCAAAGTCCCGCAGAGGACTTTGGAAAATTGGCTTTCGGGGAAAATTCTTCCGAACGACATAACCGCCTACGCGGTTGTTGATAAATTGGAAAGACCTTATCACGACTAAAAAAATAAGCTACCGAGGTTTTCTCGGTAGCTGTCTTTTTATCCGACGATATACATATAATACGCGAGGACTTTATCGCGCACAGCGTCCTTGTCGGTTATGAAATCTTTTGCAAGCTGATAATATATTGTATTATCAAATTTCTCATGGTAGTAATCGGAATAAATCGAATTTAAAACCGCGTACCATTCCCACTTATCGGCTTGCGGCGCGTAATTCTGCCGAACGGATTCCGTTTGTTCGATACTCCACTTCTCGCCCGTGCCGCCGTCGTTGCGCTCAAGCTTCTTAACCCACTCTTTTGCGTACTTTTCGCAAAGCTTGTCGCCGTAAAGGATATGATAAAGCCTTATCTCGATAGCCTTGTATTCTTGTTTATCGTCCTTTTTAACGTCGTCGATTAAATCGATTAAAACGTCTTTTAGCTCTTCCATTTGACTGTCAGAACCATGTTTAATGATATCGTGTATAAGTTCGCGGTGCATTTCGTCACGCTCCTTTACGCCTCTTTTATGACGTTTACAGCAATGAGCGAAACGCTACCAGCCGCCGCGCCTTCTGCATTGCCGACGATTGTTATTATCGGATTCATCGCGCAACACGCGGAGATGTAGGCTACCGTCTCGAGATGTACGACGGTATTGCCCGCCGCGGGAACGGTAACCGCTCTAAGCGTTTCGGGGCGTGCCGTGCCGTTGATATACGCTTGAAGATTGATAATGCCCGCCGCCGTGGACGTTATTGTTACGTCTGCCGAAATACGGTATAATCCGCTTTTATTAACGGTTATACCCGCCGCGCTTGGCGTTAAAGATATGCCCGTGTCGGTAATAACTGCGCCGAGAATAAGCGGCGAAGCAACCGCCGTTAAAGCCTGCGCCGTGCCGTTATACGTCTGAGCGGACGACTTATAATGTGCGTTTTTTAAGCAAGTCATAATATTTTCTCCTTAATTTTTATTTAAAACCCCCTTGCCGCGCAAAGCCTGTACGACAAGGGGGAATGCGCTGTTAAAGCGGTAATTTAGATTTTAAGCCACGCCGCAACCGCATGCGCCGCCGCAAAACGGGGACTGCCCGGCGTTATAAGCGTACTGTGTAGGATATCTTACGACCCCCGCCACAGCCTGCTGAAGCTCGAGCTGGTTAATTTTTGCTTGCAAAGCTTCGATTTTGTTCTGCGAGATAGCGTCGAGGATTTTCTGCGTATTTGCCGTGCCTGCTTCTTTTAAAGCCGCCGTGTTGATTACGCCGTCGTATCTTACGCCGTCGATAGCACGCTGAGTTTCGCAACAACATGTTGCCATCTGCGCTTTTGTGTCGCCGAATTGTTTTGACATCTCGTAGCCGAGGTCGCAGATTCCGCTGTAAACAGCGTCCGCTTTCTGCTCAATTCTGTTGCCGTTATTCATGACTTGACTTTCAAGCCTTGTAAAGTTCGCCGAATTGTTTAAATCCTCGACCGTTGCCGCTCTGCCGTCCTGTGCGTAGCGGTTCCCGAATAGTCCGCCGCCGCCCCACATGAGCGCGAGGATAGCAAAGAGCCACAATCCGCTTCCGCCGAATCCGCAAGCGTCACCGTAGCCGCGATTCATATCCATGACGGGAGTAATGCCTGTTCCTTCCATAAAAGTTCTCCTTGTAAATTTAATTTATATTATCGCTCGCCGCGCGTCGAACGTTAATATTAAGCTTGTAACGCTTGCATAAAGGCGTTTACGTCTATACCTTGCTTTTGGCATAACTGCTCGACTATTTGCCGAGCGTTGCCGTTCTGAGCCGCTTTTAAGGCTTGCCCGATTTCAGGGCGTTGTGCCGCGACTTGATTTATCATCGCTTGCATGTTTCCGCCGCACACGGCTTGCATGCGTTTTATATCCTGAATCGCGCCCATAAGCTGAGGCGGCAATGCTCCGCCTTGCCTTACAGCTCCGCCCATGCCCATGCTTTGCTTTAAAAAATTCATACGTTCGCCCCCTCTTCCGTTTTTGGCGTTAAGCTCTTTTTAAACTCTTCAAACTCTGCCCGGGTAAGATAGCTCACTTCTGGAGCTTGCTCCTCTTTATGCTCTACGAGGTCGAATACCTTTACGGTAAAATGCCCGGTATCGTCAACCGCTTTTAAATAGACGAGATTTTTGTCGTTGTCGCTGTAAAGCATTTGAGAGCGGCAAGGTTGTAAGCGGCTTTTAACGTCTTCCAAGCCGTTTACGAAGATAATATTTGTCTGCGCCTGTGCGGGCTGTTGGGGTGGATATTGCCGCGGCATGCCGCCGTAAGGGTTAAAATAAGGGTTTTCGTACATGTTTTCACCTCTTTACTTTCTAAGGGAATTATACGGCTTTACGGCTTTTATTTGAACCTACAAAGCATATACAAAAGGTATACAAAAGCTCTACAAAAAAAATTTTAAAAAAATTGATAAAATCGTTTGATTTTTTTTGAAATATGTGAAATAATATAGTTGTCTTTCATTCCTGAGTAAATTTAGGAAAAAAAAAGAGCCTGCGCGAAGTAGCTACTCGCACAGGCTCTTTTTATGTATTTAATATTTTTTTCATCCGCCACTTTCTCATCGTAACGGATTTTTCGTCAATGCAGTATTTATCTGCAAGGCTTTTATGCGGTGTCTTCAGTATAAAAAAATTGACGGCTAAACTGACGTTTTGGGCAGAAAAACGCAACGCCTGACAGCGTTTGAACAGTTCTTCCGTCGTACAAGTATCGACGTCAAAATTTTTCATTATTCACCTTTATTTATTCAATTGTTGTTTTCTTTTCGCTCCACTCTAAAAACTGTTTTAAAAGCGTGTTTTTTTCAGCTTTAATTGCCGTATATTTGCCTTGTATCTTGAATCCGAACGAGATTCCGCTCACAAGCCCGAACAGCATAAAAAGTACGCACACAACGCCTTGCAAGACTGTTGCGAGCGAGAATTGAGTTATTATTCGATAACTCAAAGAAAAGGCAAAAACGGACGTAACGCAAACCGATATAAATTTTGAAAAAAAGCGCGTGCCTATCATCACTTTAATTTTCGTTTCCGAATTAAGCGGCGAACGGCTGTTCGTTTCAGAACATTTTAATATCATCTCACGCGTTAAGCGTATCGGCTTTATTTTTCGCGCAACTTCACAAGCCTTTAACTGACTTTCGTTGAGCTTTGTTTCTTCGCCGGCAATGTACTTGTTAAACTCCTCTTCGCTTACGTTTTCGGGCAAAAGAATCTCGTTTCGTTTTGCTCTCAACTCTTCGCGGATATAGTCCTCGCAAAAGTCTGTAAGCAAGTATAAAAGCTTTTTATCTTTTACTTCTGTTATTAAAGCGTTCTGCGTTTTTTCCGTCTCGATAAAGTCTTTCGTCTTTAAATATTCCGTTTCGCCTGAACGGTAGCCGTTTAAGAACAGCAGATACGAGCATGCGGCAAGCATAATTATTGCCGCAGTAATCTCTCGCCGCGTAAACGGATTGTCGAACGCTACGGAAGCGACGAAAACGATAACCGTTGCGGAAAGAAGAAGCAGGACGGTAAATATATTATTTGAGTTTCTGACAAACCAACCCGCCGCCGTGGTTGCGGCTTTCTTTTTTGCCGTTTCCGCCGTCATGATTTTAGATTCTTTAACGTCCTTTGCGGTTTCGTTTGCCGAGAAAAAATCTGCCATAAATTACTCCTTTACGCTTATGCTTATCTGGAAGAGCTTATCGTTTGCCGTTTTAAAGTCCATTCCCGCCGCCTTGATAACGTCGCCGTTCTCGTCCTTGCTGTGGCGTGTATACGTCGCGGCAAGCTGATACGGATACCAGGCAAGCACGCTTCCGATAACGCTTGCCGTCGCTATAAGCGTTAAATCGGTTAAATACGACGTTAATGCAAGCGAGACAAGTAAGGCTATCATGCTTCCGAATCCTATCGGCGTTAAAATTTTGCAAAGCGTTTTTACAAGGTTTTTAAGGAAGAAAAGGACGAAGCACAACGCTGTTATAGAAAAGAGCGATAAAGCCGCTTTCGGGCTTTTAAATATCTTCTCGCGATGATAAATCATGACGATTATAAACGGCACGATATATAATAGCAAAGCAACGGCGGCATATACTGCCGCCTTACCTTGATTAGTTAATTTTCTTTTCATTGTTTACCTCATTTTGAAAGTATCTCGTCGACTTTTTTTTCGCCGAGCGCAAGTTTAAGCTTTTCGTTTTCAAGGGTCATTTTCTCAACAAAGGACTTCTCGGGAACTTCCGAAAGAGTGTTTACAACTTCCGTTCTTCCCGCATCTTTGGCGATCGCTTTAAGCGCAAGCATGATTTTCTTTTCACGCTCTTCCGCCATTTCCTGCGCCGTTATAAGCTTCGAGATAGTTGTTTCATCGAGCTTTAAAGCCGTTGCAAGCTTTATCACGAGGTCGTCGCCGCCTTCTTTCATTGCGTCAAGAACAATTTTTGCAATACCGTCGTTGGAAAGCGTTTTTAAAATTTCCGAATTGCTCTCGGCAATCTGCTTTTCGAGAGCATAAGCTCCTTGTGTAGCTTTTAAACGCGTCTTCGTGCGCACGTATTTAACGATAAATACTATAATTCCGAGCAAAACGACGGCGCAAGCGGCTATTATTAAATATATCGCCGTAAAGTCAAGCCCCGTCAAGCCCGAAATCTTTTCGGATAACATCGAGATGATATTTTTCTGATTTTCCGTCAACGCTTCATCGATAAGCCGTTTAAGCTCGTCTTTTGTTATGGTTATCGTCTCGGAGCCTTGTTCGGGTCCGTCCGCCGATTCCGATTCGATAACGCTTTCCTGTCCCGGCTGTGCCTCTGTCCCGCCCCCGTTCTCTTCGGCGTGGGCAGTCGCCATGCCGAACGGCACAGCGAAAACGAGAGCGATTGTAAGCAAAATTAAGATGATTTTTTTCATGATTTTTCTCCTTTATAATTTTAATAAATTATCGTTTTTCTCTTCAAGAGCTTTAACTCTTTCGTTAAGTTGTGTTATTTTGTCTTCAATATTTTTTAAATAATCTGAAACGACTAAATCCTCGTCGTATTCGGATATTAAAAGCGGCGAAACGACCCACTTTTTTAAAAGCTTCATACCGTCGCGCAGGCTTACGGTAAGGTCGATTTTCCCCGCCGTTAAAAGCTCTTTCGGCACTTCTATAATCTGTGAGCCGTCCGAGCCTTTTTTGCCGCGTACAACCGATTCTGCGCCGTTATTCTTGAAATAAAAGTACATTCTTTCAAAGTCGTATGAGCTTTTAATTTCAAGCTCTAACGGCTCGTTTTGGTTAACGTCGAAAGGCATGTTATCCACGCCAACAAACGTCATGGAATCAAGCGAAATCGTTCGTTTCATCTTTTGCTTTCTCCTTGCACTTCTGCCTGTATTCCTGGAATTCAAAGTATTCCGTTTTGTAGGTTTGATTTGCCGATTCGCCTGATAAATAGCTTAAATAGTTTGCGATGATTGCTTCGACTTCATCTTGCGAATACTTTTGCCGTATAAGCGCGTTTACTCGTGCGTTATACATGTCTTTCTTAACGCTTTCGTTATCTTTAATTAAATCGTTTAAAACCCTGTCCATATCAGCCCTCCGCCTTGTTTGTAGCTGTTAATCTGTAAACTATCGTATTTTTTATCGTCGGTTTTGCGTAGCCCTTATTGGTGTTGCCCTCAACCTCAATTAAGCTGCCGTTATGCCTTATCGCCGTCACTTGCTCATAAGTGAGGTTCGCCGCGATAACCGTTTCAACAGGCGTTGCAATTGCTCCGTAAAAAATATACGGCGTTCCTGCCTCATACATTGATAAAACATGAGCTTTCATATCAGCGGCAGTAGCTATATTCGGCAAACGAACGTATAATGTAGCAGATTCATCGCCCGCGCCATAACCTTTTTGGTCTATTATTACAGTCGGCAATTTATTAAGTAGATTCATCATTGTGCCACGATAAGTCCACTTTATAAATTTAGGGTTTAACGGTGTAGAGTAACCTACATTTGTAAAAGGTTTATCTCCGTACGAGTACGGCGTCCAATTTTCTGTTCCGTTCAATATAACTTTCTCGATAACTTGCACCTTTTTAAGTGTGTACAGCTCGTTATCCTCGTTCTTCGTAATTTCGAGATAATCCTTGTTGTCGTCTATGCCGTGCAAGTCGTAGGTTTCGGGAAGCGTGACGGAAACAGGCTCGATATAAGGTTCGTAGGCGGTTGCGGCTGTACCTGCTTCGATTTGGACGTTAGAATACTCGAACCCAACATCATCTCCAAAGGTTTGTAGCGCAATTCTCGTATCCGTTGCAGACGACGGAATCGTAAATACAACTTTTGATATACCCGTGGATGCAGTTATAATATTCCCATAAGTATATTCCCTGGTTCCATTTTTAATCCAAGAAGCTCTTACTCTTGCATTACCCTCTTTTAAGCTTAGTCTTGCAGATAATGCCAATGATATATTTTTAGGCAATTCATTTGCCGCATAGTCCTTGCTTCCTATTCCGTTTGGGATATTTTTTAAATTTTTTCCCGTAAACTTCACGCCGCTAATTTTCGCGGGGTAAATATTCCCGTTTTCGTAAGGGTAAAGGTCGGGGAATCCCGCTTTAAACTGCTCGACGGTGGTTATGTCTTCGCGATTCATTGCTGTGAGGTCGAAGAGTTGAGGATAAATTTTTACTTTATCGACAGTCACTCCCGAATTAACCTTTACGGTATAGTTATTACGAGTTGTCGAAGTAATGAACTTTGAAGAATTTAAAATTGTTCCCCATGCGACACCGTAATCACTTGTGTTTTGCTCCGAGCCAAATAAAATTTTATTGCCGTTAGTTACTTTATCTCTCGCGACGATAATTATATAAGACTCTGCCGTCGCTGTTCCGTTTATCGTTATACTGCCGTCATTGTTATTTGTGTAAGTAATCCCGTTTACCGTTTGTGTTGCAGGTATTACACTTTTATCAAGCAACTGCACCATTTTCGTTGTTTTGCCCTCAATTCGGGAGACTAACGCGCGCGTTTTATCCGCTATCGGGTATACGTTATCGCCTACCGCTACGCTGTTTTTTAAAACTGCGCTGTCAAGGTCGGCGTAGGCTTCTTTGTTAGTGTCGAGAATATAGCCGTTGAGAGCTTGCTCGAGGTTTGTAAATTTTACTTTCTCCACGTAGTTGTCAGCTACGTATTTTTTGTTGGTGATACTTAAATCTACTGGGTTTTCAGGCATTACAATCTCACCTGAGCCGTCTGCTTTTCTTTGTAAGAGAGTATTAGCTGAATTATCTCCTTCTTGGCGTATAATCATATTAGTGTTCCAATTAGTATAATCAGTTACATATGCTCTATAATAACCTTTTGGACCATTATAATTTTGTACCAACCCGCTTCCGCTTATTTCTACCATTTCGGAGTTGTGTTCTTTATTGACTACAATTCCGTCTTTGCCGACAAACGATAATTCGGCTTTGTAAGGATTTATGCGTTTAAATTCGCCCGTTTTCGGGTCTTTGTACTTTAAAATTGACATGTTATATCTCCTTTACACTGTCGGTAATTTTTAAGCCGCTCATTATATAAATTGAAGCAACATCCATTCTTGTAAACCCTGACGCTGAACTATAGGCGACATTAAATAAATAATTTCGATTAAACCCTGTAATGGCAATTTCAAAGTTGTTGGCTGAGCTTCTTCGAATGCCTTTTGCGGGGATATAGTCATCCTGCCCCGATTCGCTTAATCCGAGTTCGTCGCAAAGCTCGTTCCACGTCATTCCGACGAAAGACGCTCTTGTGGATATTACGCTCGCGCTCATTGTTGTTGAAAGCGTAACCGTGTCAGTTTCAGTCACTTTGCTCGCAAAAGATATTTTAATATTATGCCGCTTGTAAGGCGGCTTTACGGATATCTTTATAATCGGCGTGCCGTCTGCGTCTTGTTCTTCGGTAAGGACGATATAATCGCCGCTTTTTAATATCGACTTTGAAAAGAAAAGCTCTTCCGTGGTATCAATCCACGTTTTATACCGCTTGTTATCAGGCTCGGCGGCTCCGATATACGTCTCGCCTGTGTCTACGTCCGTGCGCAGTGCGGCTATATCCGCTTCGTTATCGTCTATGCGCTTTGCTTCGGCTGTTAATTCGTCTCTTAAAGCTTTACCTTTGCCGCCGTCGTAAGCCGTGCCTGTTACCTCTCCGAGTGCAAGAGAGCTTGCTATTTCGCCGTATTGCGAACCCGTCCACCGGTATTGATGATTTGCATACTCGCCCTCTTTTACGATGTAAAGCTTACCCTCTTCAGGCGTTAAAGCCGCTCCGTTTTTCTCAAGCGATAACCACGAGGCGGAATAAAGTGCCGCGCCCGGGCGAACGTAAGAATCGAGAACGTCGTCAACAAAGCCCGGCAATTGCGAAGCGGGAACCTTTCCCGAATTGTCAAGCACGGCAACGCCGCCCGCAGAGCCTTTTTCCGTCGCTAAAATATACTTCTCGAGCTTAGCTAAAAGCTGTTGAAGATTGACCGGGCTTAACTTGTCCGTAGCGTCTGGGACACGATACACGCCCGCCGCGTCGGCTCCGAGCAAAGAATATGCGTAAGGCGTGCCTTTTGAATTGACTGACCTGAATTTGTCGGGGGAGCTATCGTACAAGCCTTGAGCAATATATACTCTATCGTAAGGTCCTTGCGGAATTTTATCGACCTTGTTTATAACGTTACCCGCCGCGTTTATAATATCGGACGGAATATACTTCTCGTCGATAAGAGTATTTTCATTTAAAGGCGCAACGCCGCCCGCAGAGCCTTTTTCAATCGCTTGTATATAAAGCTTTAACTGCTCGAGCAATTGCCCGAGATTGACGGGATTTGCGGGTTTCTCGGCGTTGGGAATAATATAATCGCCGTCTTGCGTTGCACCGAGAATCGCTCTGCTTTTCTTTTCGCCGTTTCGCTCGATATAAACATAATCGGGCGATTCGGTGTTCCCTGTCTCGCCTTTTATATAAGCCTTGTCCCCTACGTTGTCGCTGTCGATTTTATCAACCTTTGCGTTGATATTTGCATATATTGTTTCAATCTTTGCTTCAAGCTTAGTTTCTACGTCGTTAGCTTCTTCTTGTGTATACTTGCCGATATTATTTTGAACAAACGCCGCTACGGCTATCGTAGCAAATACCTTGCCATCGTCTTTTGTCTTGCCGTCGCCTTTCGTCTTTACCTGGAAAGATATCTTAATGCTTCCGCTTACGTCAAGTATGCCGAATCCAGGCTCTATTTCGGCTTCGAACTGCTCGCCTTTCAACGCCATGTACATATTCCCGATTTGCACGCCGTCCGCACGTATTACCGAATACGCACACGTCGCAAAATTCGATATTTCGCTTGACGTAAGGCTTTTGTCAAAAGCAAGAATAAATTTTGCGTTGCCGTAAGTGGAATTTGCAACAAGCGTTGAATCGGTTATATTTACGACCTGACCGTTTTTATTAACCGTTATCCTCATGTTTTGCTCCTTTATAATTTTCTTGAAATATTGAAATATAGTTTTTCATCTTTGGTTAACGCCATATTAAAAGCGATTAACAGATTGCCGCTTTCGTCGCCGATTGCATATGATTTTATAGAGTCCGTCAAAGGAAAATCTTTCATTACTGTAAAGAAAGCCGTCCTTGTTGTGGCGTTATAAGACGGAACAAGATTATTAAATACTTCGCATACTTGCGTACCTTTTATCTTTGTTTCACCCTCACGATAAATTTCACTCGACGAATATACGTAGCGTTTTTTAGGTTCTTCGCCGACTACAAGGAAATTTTGACTTGCCGCCGCTTCACCGAACACAACCTTGCCATAAAGCTCTTTTGACGGCAAGAACTCAAACGCAATAAAGAAGACAGGGCGTTGCGTCCTGTCTTTTTTATATGTAAATATCAAGTCGTCTGAAATTAACGTTTCGTCGCCAACCGTTACTTTAGGATATATATTCAAGTTTTTATTAACAGCTTGCCTTGAAGCTAAACGGAGATTGAACAGTGAACATTCCCCGTTAATGTCGGTATACGGATTATATAACATCTGCATTCCGCCGCCGCCCCAATAAGAAAACTTTCTGCCGCTTCTTGAATAACCGACGGAATAATTATCCAAAGTCTGCGCGGCTAATATAACGCTTTTATCGCTTGTGTAAGGTAAAAGCGGAAGAGCAAAGTATTGATTCCTCTCAAGCTGTGTTACATTCTCACCGTTTATTGTTTGCGCCGCATGCGCTTCGGGAGTTGACATGTAAAGATATTCATATCTTCCATTACCCTCACTGTTTATAAATAAATTACAAATCATGGCGTAATTTTCAACGCCGCTGAATTCTGTTTCGTTATTTTTTTCGGTTTTTTCAATAGTTACAAAATATTTGATAAATATCGGACAATCCGACGATTCGAGGGGAATATTATATAATCGCTTTTCCCTGTCTACGCCGATTTTTTCGTTTATCGCCTGATAGTCTTTTGTGCAGTAATATTTAACCTTTAAATAGTCGTCGTAAATAGCGTATTCGCGCTTTGTTATGACGTAATCGTTAAGGTAGGAATTACGCCCCGTTAAACCCGTAAATTTACCCATTACAGGCAAAAGGTTATTGAAGCCGTCGCAAATGAAATTAAGCGTTAATTCTTCGTTTCCCGTCCTTCTTGCAAGCCCTGCAAGCGATCGCCCGTGCCGCGCTATATCTATGCTGTTCGCGCTTTGGTTGTCGGGTATGGCTACTTTCAAACGGTCGTTATCGTAAACCCCGGGCTTTGAAATTTCGATTACTGTGTTAATTCTCGGAATAAATTCAGCTTGAAAAAACAAGCTTTCAATTCCGTTTGTAAATGTTATTTTAGTTATTGCCACATTGCCTAAATACTTTGTTGTCCCCGACGTATCTGCAATATTATTTTCTTTGCAGTATTTATAAATATCGCTATTGCCAAGTTTTTTTAAATCAAGATTTAAAATTTCGGATATCGAAGAATGCGTAAAAAGCAATGTTTTATAAGATTTAGAAAATCCGATAGTGCTATCGCCTTTCGTATACGGCATTGTTAAATTTTGCTCATCTTTTGATAATAAGCTATAAATGCTATTATCTACTATTTTGTCGGTAATATCGTAAAAATAAGCCAAATCGACATATGTCAACTCTTGGACTGACGCATGATAATATTCTACGCTTATTCTTATTTTACTTCCGCCTATTTTAAACGATTTTATATCTTCAATAGGAAAGCCTAAATCGGCAATCATATTATTTGTCGTTAATTGAGCTTCTGAAGTTGTAAACGGCAATTCTCCCGTTTTTATTGTGTTTTTTGATATCGAGTTATATCCGCGAGCTTTTATTGTTCCGAAATAATTATCGATAGAGATTTCCGCTTCGTCGCCGATAAAGTCTCCTGCATCTGCAAGCGATTTTATCTCTTCAAATTCTATTTTACTTTTGTGTGAAATTTGGATCCTGTCAATATCGCCGTTTTTATACGTTATCTCGTTAACGTAAGGTCGAACGTGCGCAACTTCAAAAATCCGATATAACGCTTCTCTGAGCGTTGTATTATCAAAAAAGAAATCTTCCGACGGGAAATTATTAAGCAAAAACCATGTCGCTGTTTTTGTTTTGTCCGAGTTAGATGTTTCGATATATAATCTTTCTTTTTCGCCTAAAAGAGTTATTTCAGCATTTCTTAATAATTTGTTAGCCTGGTCGCTAAGATTTTCGTTTTTATTCGTTAAATTGCAGTTGTAAATAAAAATACTATCGAGAATTTTTGTCGCCTCAACGAGCGATATGCTTTTTTCGTAAGTCTTTAAATTCTCGTTGTCAACCTTCCTGTTATCTATTGCAATAACGTAAAGCTCGCTTTGTATACTGCCGTTTACGCTTTTTTGAACCTCAACTTTATCGTAAGGCTCAAAAAGCGCGGGGACGGCTACGTCGCCTTTACAGCTCTTTAAATGAAGTACGGCTGTACTCATGCCGTCGTCTACGCTTTCGGTTATCGGAACACCGATTAAAAGGTCTCCAACGTCTTCAATAACGCTATCGGACGTATTATCGAATATTACGGTTTCTACGCCCGTTTTTTTTGATGTGTGAATTATCTTAAATCTATTTGACATGTAGCTCCTTATATGCTATTATGTGTGTGCGAGGTGGCTTTATGAAGAATTTATTTATAAAAATAATACTTATGATTAACGCGTTGGCTTCAGTTTATCCATGCGTATGGTATTTTGTAAACGGATTACGCAATATAGGCGTTTCTGATGTACATTATCTTATATATTTTGCTGTATTTCATGCAGTACAAATAATTCTGTCGATATCTGTGTTTATATATATTTTCATTTCTGAAGATAAAGATAAAGAATCTGATGTAAGCGACGAAACAGACGATAAAAACAAATAATTATTTAAATGCCGAGTAGCCTACTCTTTGAGCGAGCCACTTGGCATTTTTATTTTGCATATAAATTTGCCGCTGATAATTCACTGCGCCTATTCCCGCGGAAACTCCCGCGCCGATTACAGAAACGGCAAACCCGGCTACTCCGCCCGCCGCCGTTGCCGCGGCAATACCGCCGAACGTTGACACGATTCCGAGCGTCTCCTGTATATTTGCCTGTGCGATGTAATCGCCCGTAATATCGCCGATATTACCGATTAAATCGGAAGCCAACTTAGTGCCTTGCTGTTTTGCAAGGTTTAAAGCCCAAGCTCCTTTTGAAACGTTTTTAGACTTTGTTTGCCCTGCTCCCGCGGCTATCTGACCGTTCTCGTTATCCTGTTTATCCTGCGGCGTATCGCCCGCATTTTCGCCACCGTCGCCTTGTATGCCTACGTCGAGTTTTATTGTATATACTCTGTTTTCCTCGTCCTTTGATACCGACATATTACACCTCTAACGTTAAAAGATACGAGCCTGAGTTGTTTTCGATTCCCGATGAAACAGACAAATGGTTAACTGTTATTGTGCCATAATCGCTTTTTAATTTTATCGCGTAGGTTAATTCTAAACCCCATTCAAATGCTTCAAAAAGAAATTGTAATTTTTCATCGTTTGTAATTCCTTTAATAAAGCTGTCAAATAGCTTCGGGGAATCTATCAAGCTTTTAATTTTTGATTTTGTGCTTTCCGAGAGCGTTATTTTCGCGATCTGAAAAACCCATGTGCGAATTGCCGAAAGTTTTTTTGACGTGCGGATTTTATCTCCGAATTTCTGATAATCGTCGTAAGCGGGGGCGTAGGCGTGTTCGTACCGCATAATGTGCGTAATCGGAATAGGAACGTTGTTGATTGTTAAGTAAACCGTCGGCGTTTTTACATACGCGTTTTTGCCGTAATTAAGCGAGATAATCCATTGAACGGTGCAGATTTTAATCGTCCCCGTGCCGCAACGTATCTCCTGCGATTCGCCTATAACGAACGGCGTGTTATATATAGCTCTGTATTGCGTTATAACGCCGTTATCGCTTCCTTGCGCCGCTTCTTCAAGTGTGCCGTTATATTTTTCGGCTACATTGCCGAGAACGCCCATAAAGGCGTTTTTGCGGATAAGCGGTACAATAAAATTAACGATTAACGGCATAGTGTTTAAATCGTAATCGGGGATATTGCTTTTCGTCACGTTACCGCCCTGAACGACCATAATAACGTCGTTATCGCCTTTTATGAAGTTTTCGGATTTAAAAAACAAATCGTTAACGGCATGAATTGAAAACACCGAGTTTGCTCCCGCCGCCGCAACGATTTTATCTTTTAATATACCTTTGAATACCTCTTCGAATCTCATATTGTTTTAGCCTCTTCTCTGAATTTTTTAGCCCTTTTTGCGAATTTCGCTTGCCATATCGAGTTGTTCGCCTTTACAATCTCCCTCGCTTCTTCTTCCGTTACAGACCCAGCAAGGAATTTGTCAACTATCGGAAGAGCCGCGTCTAAGGCTTTATTTATCCAACCCTCGTTCGGGTTCTTATGCCCTTTTAAAGGCGGGGCGAAATTATCCCAACTTTCATTTGTATATGGCGCATATTGAACGTTCTCGTCGCCGATAGTAATAACAAGGCTGTTATTATCGGGCGTTATCGTTGCAACAAGTCTTCCCGTTCGGATAGGGCAGTAAACCCGCAAATGCGCCAGAATAATATCTTGCGCCAAATATAGCTTTTTCCACATATCAACCTTTTAAGTAAACGACGTACTCTTTTGAGAAGAGCATGCCGCCTTTCTTTCTGCGTGCGCTTACGTTCGAGACGGAATACGTTCTACCTTTCCACGCCACCGTGTCGTCGCTTACTATCGTTGCGGCGATATTATCGGACGTGGCAAGCGCAAGCGTTACGTCGCTCACCGTTGAGGTTGTACCCGCTATAACGTTTTTTTCGCTTGCAAGCGGTAACTCCGTTTCATATGCGAGGAAATTATCGCCTTTGAGCTTTGCGCCCAAATACTCCCCGCCTTCGCTTACAACGTGCCTGTTGAGTATTGCCAGGTCCATGCCGATTTTTATCATCTTAAACCTCTGAGCCAACACGGCACAACGGCTCTGTCAAGCCCCGAATATAAAAGTCCTGCGTTGGTTAATATCTTTATAGCTAACGGCGAGAACATTTTCTGCCGTATTTCTTTCGTACTTAAAGACGTGTTGTCTACGTCATTGTAGCCGCTTATAAGGCTAAAATCACCGCTTGCCACGGTGTAGGTTATCTGCTCCGTTATTGCGTTTCTGAAAGCCGCTTTTTGGATATCCGACATATCATCGAGATTAACGAGCGGAGCGCGATATTTAATTTCTTCCGTGATGATTCTTTCTACACGCTGAACGAACGCCGCGCCGTTCCCGAACAATAAGGAAAGTTGAGGGTGAAGCTTTACTACCTCGTTTAAATCTTTGCCGGTATAACTTGCGTATTCGTCTATAAATTTGTTCGCTTCCTGAAAAGTCATTTCTTATCTCCTACCCCGTAAAGGGGAGCGGCTTTGCGCTGTGTATTTCAAAGCCGCTCGTTTGTTTATCACGCCGAAGCGGTGATGTTGAAAGCGATACCGTCAACTTTCTTGTTGAGGATAAATACGTCCTCGTAAGCTTCCTCGTAGTAGTAATACTTACCGCTTGTTTTGGCGTCAGGCGGGTCAAGGCTTACGAAGCTGTATTTCTCGGGGGTAATAACCGCCGAGGGGTGAACGAGAAAGAGGTTAATCTGCCCTGCTTTTGCCGCGACTTCGCAACCTTCGGTGAACGTGTAAGACGTTTTCATACAATCGGAAGGTACTTCGACGATTTCAACGTCGTCAAGCATTTCAATCTGTCTGCGAACGACGTCGTCCGTAGCCGTGAGTCTACGCTGTAACGCCGATTTAAGGTATGTATTCATCGCGGGGGTAAGGTAAAGGATACGACCCTGCGTGGGTACTCTCTTCTCGGTCATATTCTCCATAAGCTTATCGATAACGGTAAGTATATTCGCCGAGGTGATTGCCGTTGCGTCTGCGGTCTTAGACTGATCCGTCCAGTCTTTGTATATCTTGCTGATAAGGTAACAGTCTTTTTCTTTAAATTTCTGCTCTTCGTTGAAAACTTTGGTTATGTTCGTAATCGAAGCAACGACGTTCGTTTCGTCGATATCCATAGGGTGAACGAGCGTAGACCACATACGGAAGTTCGAGAGCGTTTTGGTTTCCCATGTGTTGTTGTAATTTCTTGCCGCCGTTGCGATTGCGTCTCTGTCCGCGTTTACACGTCCTTTAACGGAGAGGTTAGGAATCTTGATAGTGTCGGCGTTTACCCAGCGATATCTCGAATCGTTCTCAACGTTGTAAAGTTTGCCGAAATAAAGGGCGTAGGGATATGCCTGCGCGAGTGCCTGCGAATACTCTACTGCGTAATTAAGTGCTGCTTTTGCGAATGCCATGATAATTTAAATCTCCTGTTTTTTATTTTTTATTGTTTTTAACCCTGCGGTTTGGCTCTGACGCCTGTAAAGCCGAAGTTAAATTCATCGGTCTTTGCGCCTGCGTTCTTGCCTGCGGGGGGTAAGCCCGCGCCTTTTGGTGCAGCTACGGAATCCTCGAATAAATACCCGTCGGATTCTTTAAGCTGAGTGAGAATCTCGGAAAGTCCTGCTACTTTGCCGTCTTTGACTTCTGCCTTCGTAAAGTCGAATTTACCGTTTAACGCGCCTTTAAGCGCGCCGAGGTTCCTCGGCTTTGCGTCTCTCAAAATGCCGTCGATGAGGTATTCTTTTTCCCGCGCATTGTACTTCTGCGTGTATTCCTCATCTTTTGCCTTGAGCTGTTCCTGAAGTTTAGCGATTTCGGCTTTGACGTTCTCAGAGCTGTTCTTTTTAAGCTCATCAAGCTGTTTTACAAGCGCGGCATTTTCTTCCATTTTTGCCTTTACGTCTGCTTCAAGGGTCTGGTATCTCCCTTTCCCGACATACTCGCCTTTTGAAAGGTCAAAAAGCTTTGCGCCTGCTTCTCCGAGTGCCTTGTCCGCCTCTTCAACGGTCATACCGTCGCGATAGCTGTTTCCGAGTAGTTCTTTAAGTGTCATGTTGTTCTCCTATCTTGTCTTCGTTTTAAGCGGTATCTCCCGCCGACAAGTGCATGTTTAAGCGTCTTGCCAGACCTATTTGCGTTTAAAGCTCCGCCGAGCCGGTATAAAAAAAGACGGGGTTATTACCTCGTCTTGAATTATTAAGTTAAAAAATTGCATTAAAAAAGGCACAGGTTAACCCTATGCCTTGATTAAGTTGTGTTTACTTGCGATTTCTTGCTTCTGCCAATTTGGCTATTTTATCCTGAAAAATATCAGGTATTGGTTTGCCCTTTTTGATAAACTGTTTATCACACATTTTTTCAATATCAAGAAAAAACGGGCAATTTCCTTTATCGTTTATTACATCATCGGGAATCCGATTTGTATATCCGTTTTCCTTAGGATTATCCGTTTTGGGAGAGCCGTTATATTCTCCGCAATAATGCCAATTGCTATGGTCTTCCCCTTCGATGATACAGTCGTCCAACCCGCGAATCATGTCATCCTTTTCTTGGTCGTATGAAAAACATTTTAAACACTGTTTCATTTTTTCAATGTCTCCTTTAACATATTTTCGATATAATCAGGCAACTGTTCCCCGTTTATATGAGCCGCAAAACATTCAGCAAAAAATTCATGGCTGTTATCATTTGCGTACATAGAAATTTTCTTAATATCTCCGCTTGTCTTTGCTCTGGCGTATGCCATTTCAACTATTTCTCTGCTTTTGAATGTACTTGCGTAATTGGGACAAAGCCTCGAATGGTTTATCTGCCCGAAATATTGATCTGCCAAAATATGCCCGTATTCATGCGCAATTGTTGTCGCAATTCTGTTCTCTGAATCCGATGAAACAGTATGTCTCGTATACTTCATTTCTTCTCGCATTTCCTTGATGAGATCTTTAAGCCTATTTACGTAACTTTTAGGGTACTCTCCGCTTTCGATTGCCTTTTGCGCTTGTTCTATCATCTCGGGATATTTGGCAATTCGCGATTTCCAATCAACGCGATCCGGGTTTTTATTCAAATAATTCAAATCAATATTAAGCCCTTTTGCATTTGCGCTTGCATTTGCATGACTTCTTCCTAATTTTTTTACCGTTATAAGGTCAAGCTTATCAATCGGATATTCGGTTGTCAATCGCTTTAAGGTCTTATTTACCATATTAAGCGCGTCAACATTATTTACGCCTGCATAATTAACGTTTGCCGAAAATTCTTTTGCCTGCTTTTCTGCTTCCGTAACCGTAGCCGCGGGAACAAAGTCCTGTATGTTTATTTTAACATTGTTTTCGGAATTTTGCAAGTTTTCTTCGGTAGTGTAATTTTTATCTTTGATTTCTACTTCATCGATTACGCAACGGTCTGGGTAGAACGGTCTGCCGTTCTCGAATGAGTACGCCTGATATAGCTTCGTAGCTCGCCGCCACCGTTTACGTAACGCCTTTGCGCCCTCGATATCGCCTGTCGCTCGTAAAAGCCTTTCGTTCGTCTTCATCTGCCGAATATTGTTCTCGTAAGAGCGTTGCTTTTTATCGATAGCGTATTCTTTCTTAATCTCCGCCTCTGATAGCTCCTGCGGCGGGTGTGAGTTCGACGTGTACTCTATAAGTCTATGACGGCAATTATAGCCTGTTATAATGCCGTTGCCGTCCTTTAACTTGCCTTGTATAGCTTCCGACAAGGGGCGATATGTAATGCCGTTTATCTTGCCGCTTTTGCCGCTTATACTCCATAGCTTGCCTTGATAGTCTTTACACCTCGGCGAACAGTTCGGGTGTTGTGAAGTCCAAACGAGGTCAACGCCCGAATTTGCAAACCTCTGCAAATCCTTTACGTTTGCGTCGTATCTCACAGCTATCTCCGCACGATTCCGAATCGGCATTGTATACGTTTTACCGTCTCGTCTCGTAACTACAAGCGGCGGATCCGCCGCTAAGGCTTTCATCGCCAATCTTACGCTTCTTTTATAATCCTCGATTAACGGCTTGCCGAGGTTAATTCCTCGGTCTTGTCGGGGTCGAAGCTCGGTTATGTGGCTTGTAGAATCATTTGCGCCGATACGGTAAATATTACCGCTCATCGATAGCATGTTTCTGTTTACTATCTCAAACGTCGTCGTTGTCGTGTAATACCACTTTTTTGCCGCCGTAACCAATGCTTTGCGGTTCTGCTCTCGTAACGCTTCGTTGTCTATGGTTTTGCAGAAATCGGAAATAAGCTTATTGAGTTGCCGCGTTATTTCGTCTTTATTGACACCTTTCGCCACGCTTCCGACTATCAGTTCTTTTATCCTTGTAACGACCGTCTGAACGGCTATCAACGCCTTTCCCGCCGTGTTAGGCTCAACAGGCGTAAACGACCTTAAATCGCTCAAGCGGTATCACCGCCCTTGTCCTTGTCCTTGTCTTTGTCTTTGCCCTTGTCTTTATCGTCCTCGTCGTTTTCATCGTCGCCCATGTCAACGCCCGTAAGCTCGGGAAGTCCGTTCGGCGTGTCCGTAGCCATGCCTTGCTCGAATGCAATCGTATTTGTTTCGTCGAGTATCTGCTTTTCCGTCCAATCCTTATGAAGCTCACGAACGGCGTTTTGCGTGGACGATATGCCTTGCGATTTTGCAAGTCCCCAAATATCCACAAGGTCTTTGTCGGTATCTTGCAAATACTCGCCGAAATCGACCGTTACAGTTGACAGCGTTATATCCATATCTTCAAGCGGTAAATCGTCTTGCTTTGCGCCTACCGTATTTAAAAGGTATGTATTAAATGCTAAAAGCTTTGTTAATACTGCCGAAAGATACGGCTTCCAAAGCTCAAGTTTTGCCTTGCGCGTTTCAAGCGTTACCTTGTTGCGCTCCTGTTGGCTCTCTGCGCTCTGATTGATACTTTCAAGCCCTGTTATACCTATCGAGTAAGGAGATAAGCCCGCCTTGTTTAAAGCCACCGTAACAGCCGTTAAATACTTCTGCTTATGCTCTTCCGTCTTGTCGTTTACCTGGTCTATCATGCGGTTTTTTTCGCCGCCTTGCTCCTGGTCTACGTCGCTTTCGGTGTAAACATAGTTTTTCGTAAAGCCGTCATCGGGTGTTATAACTTTGCCGTCCTTGTCTCTTCTGAACGCCGTACTTTTGAAGTATCTTAACGTTCTGTTGTCTCGTATCTCGTTGATAATCGTCGAATACGCTTCGTCTACCGCGTCGAATGAATCGGTCGCGCCCTCAAAGTCGGAAGCACCGTAGTTCGAATGCGGGAACATTAACGACGGCAAGCGGTTAGGCTTTTCAAAAGCAAGCATGCCTTGTAAGCCTTTAAATACTATCTCGTCGTTCTCGTTTACTGTTTCAACAACCTTAACCGTTTCGGGTATAGAGTTAAGCGGCACACGCTTATCTTCGCCCGTCGAAGTCTCGTAAAGCTCATAACGAATAACCGCGTCCCCGCTGTCGTTGGTCGTGTAAATCTCGTCAAGGCGGTATTTGCGACTTCCTAAGCCTGTATTCTGCCCTTTCTCTTTCTCGTACCATGTTTTGAAAATAATCGCTACGGTAATGCCGCGCTCTTTGACTACTTCCGTTGACATAATATCCGAAGCTTCGATAATCGGATAATTTGACAACTCGGTATCGTAAGAAAATTTTATAAACGAGTGACCGCCCCAGCTCTCATTCGTGGCGCATTCGGTCAATACGTCTCGTAAATTAACCTTATCGATAAGCTGTAACGCGTAATCGGTAGCCGTCTTTGTCTTTGTCTTATCCACGTCGCCGTTGTCTTTGTAAACGGACACCGTAGGAGATATGCCGTTGCCGAATAGCACTCTCGGCATTTTCGAACATATAAGCCCGGGGAGTCCGCTATGAAGCATGCGATAATGAAGCGGCGCACGCGTCCAAAAGTAATTACATGTGCCGTACTCCTGCACTGTGCCGAGAAAGAACCGCCGCAAAATATAGGCGTTCCCCATACTCCAGACGCGGTATTCCGTTATCTTTTCCGAAAAGGCTTTATCAGTCTCGTTATCGGTTATCGTTATCGCATACGGATTAAATTTTATAGTATTCCTTAACATGTCTAAATCCCTTTGCAAGCGGTTTAACCGCCGCCTTGTAAAAAAATCTCTTAAACCCATTATTTACGCTCCGTTGCCGCTTTTAACAGCGCATTCATGTGTCTTGTTATAGCGTACTCTACGCTATCCATGATATCGTTCTGCGGCTCGTTGTTATCTTCTCTTTCTTCGCCTTTTTTGTCTTCCGCCCACTTTGCGATTTTATACGCTTGTAAAGCCCTCTTTCCGCCTGCATTGTCGTTAAACTTCAAACGTTTAAGCGAAAACAAGATTATAAGCAAATCGATTCTCGCCTTGATTGTAGCCTTGTACGACCCTGCGACAGGCGGAAGATGTTCGGCATTGAAAGCCGTCTTCATATCTGTTATATAATTCTGTTCTGCGCTATCAATGAAAACGCCCTCGATATATATCCCGTGTTCTTTCCAACCGTCCACAATGCTCTTTATGCGCTCGGTCTTTTCCTTGTAGCCGCATAAGTCGAACGCCTGGCAGTCAATAACAGCCGCCGCCGAAAAGTCCCTTTTAAAGCCTATTAAAGACACGGAGTTTTTTGCTCTCGTTGCGCCTATATCTATGCCGACGGTGTAAATGTCAAAATCGGTATACTCAAAATGCTGTACGATATCATCGGTCAGATAGTCAAGAAAGATGAGTTCCCCGGGCGCGCCACGCTCGCCGAGTATTTTTATCGTGTAGTAATACGAGCCTATCGGATAGAGTGCTTTCGCTCTCTCTATCTTTTCGGGGGTCATTACGGGATTGTCCTCAAACGTCCAATGCATGTAATACCGCCCTTTGACTTTTTCAACCTTAGCCATGTCCGCGATAATCGAAGCGGGAGCATTACCGATAATCGTCGAGGTGTTTATGTAGTCGGTGTAGCACCAATGCGTCGGTATATCGCCGTTAAGCGTAAATATCGTAAAAGGGTGGTCGAATGATACTTGACGAGAAAAGCACTCGTCAACGAACTGCTTGTCCGCGATGTTTACCTCGTCCACAAAAACGCATTCGATAGACGAGCCGAGGACTTTCTTCCACTGCGATATGTTTGAGTAATTGACAAGCATAATCTTTTTGTTTATCCGTCCGACAGTGACCTTAACGTAATAGCTGCCGATTTTGTCCTTGTCAAGCTTGCAATACGGCTCAAACTGCGGTAAAAGCCCCAATCCGTCAGCTTCAAGCACGTTGTTTTTTATTGTGTCAAAGTCACGCCCTGCGATAAGGTGAAGAAAACCGTCGGATTGTATCACTCTATAAAAAAACGCTTGAACGGCTGTAACGGTCTTCGAAGACCTTACTGTCCCTTCAAACGTCAATAAATTAACTTGCGGTTTTAACGCCACAGAAACGGCGTCAAGCATTTTATTTGTAAATTTAATATTACTCACCGTCTGCCTCGCTTTCCGTCATCTCGTCGGTTGTAGGCTCTTCTACGCCCTCAACGGCACGAGCTTTGAGTTTATCGGTAAGAGCTATAACACTGTTACACTGTCCTTGCTTTGTCTCCGATGTCTCTCCGTCCGTTAAAAGCTTACGCTTATCCATTGCTATGCCATAGGTTGTTATAAGCTCTTTTGTCGGAAAAGCTTCGGGGTGAGCTGTAAGCCGTCTTATCAGTTCGTTTGCCGAACGGTTAAGAATCTCATCGTTAAGCCTGCTTATTTCCTCTTTTTTTAATTGTCTTAGTTCGTTGAAAGCTTTTTTTGCTTCGGGATCCTTCTCAATTTCATTTTTGAGGTTGTAAACACTGCCCCGCGAAAACTGATATCCATGAGCCTTAACCTCTCTTTCAACTTCTGAGGGTGTTCTCCCTTCCGCAAGAAGCTGATAAGCGAGTTCCCTTGCCCTGCTATCGTTCTTTTTGCCTCTCACGGTTACTCCTTACAAGAAAAAAACGCCGACCTCTCGGACGACGTTTATAAATTTTTATGCTACCATTATAGCACTTGAAAAGTAACTTTAGGTAATTTTCGGTAATTGATTTATGAAAATTTCTTTCACAAATGGGTTTCTTCTTTAACTTCGGCGATTAACTTTCTTGCCGTCCATATCTGAGCCAGGCGGACGCATGCAAGCGAAGTTATATTTTTCGGAACTCCCCAAGCGTAGCCGCCTTTTTTCTCAATTTCGGTGTAGGTCATATTTTTTATGTAGAAGTCAAACAGTATATTTTCCCAATCGGGATTATTAAGCGCGCGGATAAACTGCTCGATTTCTTCTTCTATTGCGTCTTTCTTCTCCCCGAGTTCGTTAAGCTGCTTTGAAAGCTTTTCAGACTTATCCATAAGCCCCTCTAAACGGTCTTTAACGCCGTTTCCGCCTTGTACGGGTATTTTATCATACTTCGTGACTTGTAATCCGTAAAGGTCGTTATTAACGGCGTATAGGTTATATTTAACCCTCTCATAATCCGAGCATGCTCTCTTATATCTTCGTAAATACTCCTTGACTTCTATTCTGTTCATTGTTTCACCTCGGTTAATTGTTTGTGTCTTTCAATTCCCAGGATTCTTATTGCTTTTATATATATCTCTCAAGTTCCCAAACGTAGCCGATTCCCATTACGCTTTTTACTCTATACAAACAATGGTAATACTTATCGCTTCCGTTAACTTCGGTAACCGCCACGGTAACGATTGCCCGCTCGCTTATCTTGTCGTTTACATCTATAACGCGAACGCTCTCCGTCATGAATAGGTCTTTTAAGTCTTCTTCAAACCATGAAGCCGTCGGAACGTTCTCCGCTGTTTCAATCCGCTTTGTTTTTAATACTTTTAAATAAACAAAAACAAGGGCGCATACAACCAAAACCGTAACTAAAATAATTATAAAATTTACAACTTTTTCTTTTTTTATCTCTTTTTTCATATTTGCTCTCCTTAGTATAAATATTGCCACGACTGCGGCGGACGGGTTAACGGTATAGGCTTCCATTTGAGCCTATTGCCGCTGCCGAAAATGCAGGGCTTTTCTATTTCGACTTTTTCACCTTTTAAAACTCTCTTCCTGCCCGAATAAATGCTTAAATCTTGCGGTCGAGGAAGAATCCTCAAATCGGTTATATGCCATCCGTAGAGGGGCTTGCCGTTTGCGTACTCTCTCATTTCGGAAACGGTTAAACCTGTTTCGTGCAATGCTTTAAATCTTTTAAATTTTATTCCATATTCTGACGGTGTAAATACCTCAACCCTATCGCAAACAAACATCGCTACAACTTTTCCTTTGCCACTGTGATGTCTTTCCTTACCGTCGTTACGTACCTCATCTACGGTTACTTCATATTCCTTTGATTTCGTGCAATAGATATACGCTCTAAACGGTACTTCTTTCGGCGCGGACTTCCTCACCTCGATTGTTTTCCCGCCTCTTATGATTTTTTCTAACCATTCGGGTTTAATTGATATTAAAACTGATTCCATTTTACCACCTCGATTTTCTTAACGTGTGTTTTGCGGAAAGTATAATTTTCGCATTCGTACCGACCTGGCTTCCACTCTGCGCGAGTTAATACGCCCGTTATGATTGTGTCGTCGAAAAGCGTAATTTTTACTCTATGCCCTAAAAGGGCGTTCAACTCTTCGCTTTCATGACTGTATTTCATCTTTCATTCTCCTTCTTCGTTCGATTTCATGAGTTATTGCTGAGCGTAAAAAATCCTCGTCTATCAGATAAATATCGGTAAAATTTCCCTTTTTGGCGAATTCAATCATTGCTTCATATATCACTTTGTCATCTGCTTTTTCTACGTCTTTCATAACGCTTGCAACGGCTTTACGGCACAATTCAAGCTCGTAAGTATCGCCGTTGTTTTTCATGATAGGTAGGTCGCCTAATTTAAACGATAAATGTTTCATAGGTTCACGATTCATTTCTCATACTCCTTTAAAGTCTCTTCTATCATTTTGTATATGTCGCTAATATTTATGTTGAAATCTTTATTTATGCACGTTTTGTCGAGAACTTTTGCTTTCAACTTTTCGGCAAACTCTTCAACCTCTTTTTTTCTGATTGCGGCATGTTCATCTAAGAGTAATCCAAGTTCGTACACTAACGCCGATTTCCATAATTTTGCCTTTCTTTCGGGGTTGTCGCAAACATTTGTAGGCGCAAAGCCCATTTTGTCAAATTCGGTGAGTAAATCGTTGATTGTCTGATTCATAAATTAACCACTCCTTGCTTTATACTTTCTTTGAGTTTATCCAACATCTCGCACGCTCTCATTTTTACCATTTCACTATCTAAAGCGCTATTAAATCCTGCGATATTTTCATCGTACATTACGCATTTTAATTGATAAGGCTTCATAAACTTCTTTCTTGTTGCTATGTCAAGGTCTACAATATCTTCTTCAATCGTTACAGTAATTTCTCTGCATTTCATTTCAATATCCTCTTTTTAAAAAAATTTCTCTTTCAATTTGTTCGTTTAAATCGTCGAGTTTTACCAACAGCGGAAGATTCCCCGCAAGTCCTAAAAGCGTCAGACTAAATAAATCGTATAAATTCCATATGTACGCAAACTGCATTACAGCCCCGAATCTCTCGGTTTGAAGCTTAATTTGATGAATAACAGCGACAGCTTCGCCGCTAAGCGATAAAAGCGTTATTACTATCATGGCGATAATAATAAGTGACTTTTTAAATCTTAAGCTCTTCAATTCCTTTGATTCCGTTCGTTTCTTTCTATTCCTTTTCATTTTTCTGTCTCCTTGTGCCACAAACAGGGCAATACTCTATATGATATTCTGGAATGCCATACTCATCTGCGACGTTTCGTTCAAATTCCTTTGTTTCAAAACGACAAATCGGGCAGTAAAAGGTTATTACTGACTTATCTCTAAAATTAACACCTGTATAACGCCTTGCATGCCAACGCATAAATTGTTCAACACGGTCTTTTATTGATTCTATTTTTCTAATTTTCGCATACTCATCCATTGCTTTATAGGCTTCTGTTTTATCAAAAAAATAAGCAATATTAAACCATTCGTTTGCAATAAAAAACATATTTTTACAAACCCGTACTTTTACGACCTGCAATTCGCCTTGATCATAACTTCCGTCTGGATAAATTTTTACGCTTTCAGTATTATAGCAAGAGCTATATCTATCAGCGTTATAATAATGGCATTCGCCGTTAAGTCCGTACTTGCATTCTGTACAAATTTTATAAACCTCATCGCCTATAGCACAATTAACTTTTAAGTCTTTCATTTTCGCTTTCCTCTTGTATTATTTGTTATATTTCTTCAAAAGTTCGTCTACATTGTTCTTCTTCATTTAAAAACATAACTTCACTCCCCAACTAAATCATTAACCTTAAGAATCGTTCTTGTAACCGTCTTTTGCTCAACAACAGTCCTATCGTTTAAGGTTTTGCAGAATCTCCGAAGCGCGAGGTTAAGTCCAAACTGTTCGTTGAATTTGTCGTTAGGGTGACAACGAGAACCTGCCACTATCTGACCGTTATATTCTACATAGTATCCGTTCGCCGAGCGATAAACTTTTAAAACCTCTTCGTCTTTTTCGTATTTGTCAAAGGCTTTCGGATAAACTGAATAGGTTTTACCGTCGTCATCACCTCGTATATAAATATAATCACCACAAACCGCTTCGACAGTTCCTATATATCCTTTTTTTGTATAAAGATAATATTCATCGGCAACATCGTTGCCTATAACTTTCATTCCGATTTTTACGTCTTTAATTTTCATTTTTTACTCTTTCTCCTTTTTAATCTAAAATAAACTCTTTTATAAACCGCCTTGCATATTCCGAAGTAATCATCGAACGCTCTACTTTGTTTGAGGTTTTTTCGATTATTTTTATTTCCCCGCCTGGAATTTCAACAGGCTCAAATAATATTTTTTTACTGGGTTCGCAATTGATAAACCAATACTGCGTCGGTTTTTTAAATAAATCTCCGCGCCGCGATCTGTCAATGTCAATAACTTTCGGCTTTAAACACCAATATCTCGTCAGATAATGCGCCGTCGAATACGGGTTCTCAATTATGAGCGGAATATTTTTTTTCAAACACACTATCGCCAACATCGATATTGATTTATACAAGTTATGAAGTTCAAGATGAAGTTTCATACCCCTTTCAAGTTTAGAAATTTCATCTTTGCTCTTGTCTTGATATTGTTCCCCTCTAAAAGCCAATTGTATTTGGTTTTCAAACCGTGTGCAAGGAAAAAAAGCAAAGATTATTTCGCCTGCATGGATATAATCAAAAACGGTCTTTTCATCGAGATAATATGCGTATGCTATCTCATTCATTAAATCGACCACATTGTCCGTCTCCCCGAAGTCATTCCGAATGTCATAATCTTCCGCTTCGATTCCGAGTTTTTTAAACTCATTTTTAAATGTTCCGCTTTGCTCAAAAAAACAATGCGCTTTAGTTACTTTCATCTTCCCGCGTCTCCTTTTTTAAATAGTTTTTTACAAAGACCGCAAACACGGCTAAATCTTGTCTTTTCTCATCGGATAGGCACTTATACTCATTAGACTGTAAAAACGCCTTAGAAATGCAATCTGCCCGCCTGATAAGGTATTCACGCTCGTTCATCTGTTCCATAATATGCACCTCATCAATAAATCGCCGTTTAATAAGCCTGCGAGCGTTCTTGCAACGCATACAAGCGAGATGAGTATGCTTCCCCAAATAAAAACGCATACTGCCACCGTTCGGATAATATCTTTCCGCCCCGGGCGCATAGGCATAAACAGCACCATATTAACCGCAATAAGCGTTAAAAGCGATATAATTCCGATAGCTAAATCAACCATTTCGCTCACCTCTCAAAATATTTTAAAAAAATTGACCATGTTTATAAGCGTAACAAGCATAATAAGATAAAACCAAGCCATTCCGACAGCTTCCATATTTTTGTGCTTTGAATCTCCAACCATGTAAACGACAAGTAATACAACAGAAACAAAAGCTAAAGCTCCTAAGAAACCCACATCAAATTTGTCTAACATTGTTTTCACCTCTCTTTATGCTTATAAAAGCCTTTAATTCCTCGCATGTGCCGTTACATGGCTTTTCGCCGTGCGGGCATTGAGTTAAACAGTATTCAATCTGACGAGCGCGGCGCACTCTTTCCTGGATTTTTGCTTTGTGTTCCTTGTACGGATTTTCGCCCCGGATCGGCGGACGACGTGTTATCGCCTGATGACAACTTATCATCGTTTTTTATCTCCTTTCAATGTCTTTCATGTTAAATTTCCTAATCTTTTTTTTACCTTTTAATATCATAATAACCGCCGTTTACCGCCGCTTCTAAAGCTTGAATCTTTTCGGCGGGGCTTAGCCTTTGCTTGTCCATTTCAAAAAGTATATTTATCAGCTTATCGTTTGTAAGCGTCTTTCCGTTAAGTTGGCAATGCCTTATAAACGACCACATCATCGGCTTTACTTCCTCTTCGAGACACATATCGTCCATCACTGTTTCGTAGCTCTCGCGCGGTTTATTATTTATTATTTCTTTTTCTTTTCTTTCTTTCTTACTTACTATAATTTCCTCTTCTTTAATATGTCGCATTTTTTCCGAGGAAATCGGTATTTCTTCCGAGGAAATCGGTATTTCTTCCGAAGTTATTTCTTTTTCGGTTGACTTAAAAGAGTCCTCGTCAATCAAACAGTACTTCGGCAATTTTATTAAGCGTCTGCACGCTTTGCACATTGCAATATATTGTCCTTGCATGGAAACACTGGTGATTATGCCCTCCGCCAGATAGCCTTTATCAATCAGGTCACTATCAGCAAGATAGTTAATGCACTCAGCCACGCGACGCGCTACTTTTCCAACGTTATCGCCGGATATCGCTTCCGCAATATCATAACTTAAATCTTCTATGTTTGAAAATTTAACATAATATCCGTCATGTCCGTATATATAAGCAAGTAGATATAGATACGTCGATAACCCAATCGGTCCGTAAAGCCGCCGTAGGGACTTTATTTTTTTATTATTGAAAAAATCCGTTTCAACTCGGAAGAAATCAAAAGATGTCTTTTCATTTCTTCCCATGTCGATTCTTACCTTATTATCTCTTTGATTACTATTCCGTATTTTTCCGCCACAAGCCGTTTTTTAAGCCTGTAAAGCGGTGTTTTCGTCGCTTCCGACTTAGTGTCTTCCACGACGAGTTTTTCGCCTTCAAGGTAGGTAAAATCGGCGATATAAGCTATCTCTTTGCCATAGCGGCTTTTGCTTATAATCGGCAATCTTACCTGCCTTTTCAAATCCTTTATAACTCCCGCTTTTTCGAGGAGCTTTAATTCGTTCCAACGGCGGCACTCTAATTTGCTGTCAAATTGTCCGTCTTCCGTCACGACTTTCCGAGCATTGTATTTGCTCGTCGGTCTTGTTGAGAAAACGCCGTTCCAACATTTCGGACATACCGCCCCGCCTTTAACGGTCGCGCCGCAAATTAAGCATTTCATCAGAACGGCAGATCTTCCTCTACTTCCTCAAGTTGAGCTTTTGAAGCCTTAGAAGCACGTTCAGACGGTCTTTGATATTCTTCCGATGATTTATCGGACGGCGATAAAAATTCCACTTCTTCGGCGATTATATCGTTTACATACCGTTTGTTTCCGTTTTTATCCTCGTAGGTTCTGTTCTGAAGCCTTGCGACGATTGATACCTTCTTACCTTTCGTAAGATACTTCGCGCAATTTTCCGCCTGGGTTCTCCACACGGTGACGTTGAAGAAATCCGTCGCGCGCTCCCCGTCTTCGTTTACGAACGGACGGGAAACGGCAACGCTTAAATTAGTGTAGGAGATTCCGCTCGATGTTTCCGCAAGCTCGGGGTCTTTTGTTAAATTACCGATGATGACTACTTTATTCATCGTCGTCTTCCTCTTCTTCCTCGTCTTCGTCATTATCGCCGAATAACAATTCTGAGATAAGTTCGGGCGGGATTTTCTTAACAACTTTTTCTTTAGTCGATTTAACAACCTTTTCGGTGACTGTGACCGCTTTGATAATCTTCAGCGCGTTACAGTGTGTATAACTTATACCATGTACGCCGTCGTCGCAAACAATGCTTCCGAGTATAGCCTCAGAACTCTCATCGATTAACGTTTCGCCTGTCGTAAGGTCTGTAATAGTGATGTGAAATCCTTCTTTCTTTTCTTTGCTCTTTTCAAGTTTCATTTTAATTTACTCCGTATTTTATTTTGTCTCGAAATTTGATTAAGGGCGATATGCGCTTCTGAAGCTCTTCTATACGGCTTGAAAGCTCCGCCCACGAATTCTCCACAAGCTCGAGTTCTTCGGGGCTTGTGGCTATCTTATAGCCGTTATTCGTGCCGCTCGTTGACATTACCGGAAGCCTGTGAGATATCGCCGTTATCATCATTCTTATTTGACGTTCGCCGACGTTATATATCTCCATAAGCTCCTGCTTTGTGTAAAAACGTTTGTACAAAAGCCGTACCATTGAGTTAAGCTTGGCTCTCATCTCGTCCGTAAATTCGGGCTTTTCCGCTTTCTTCATATCCGCTCCTTTGAGGTTCTCTGCGGTCTTTTGCGGCGGAGCAACCGACCACAAATATATTTACCTTTTTTTATTTACAACACGCCGCCGCTCGTGATTGTATCATTTTTCTTCTGCCTTTTCTTCCGCCTTTTTAGCGGCTTTCTTTGGCTTCTCTTCGGGCTTTTCCGCCTTTTCGCTCTGCATTGCAAGGTATTTCTCTTTACACTCTTTGCAACAGCAGGCGAATCCGTAAGCTTCTTTTATCTTCTTATAAAGTGAGAACGGCATAGGTTTTTTGCAAACCTCGCAAACAAGCGCGGTTCCCTGATTTCGCCAATCATTCAAAGCCTTTCCTGTCTCTTCCGTTGGCACAAAGCCTTTATCGAATAAGCCTGTCCTGTCTTTGCTTGCTGTCGCTATATGCTCCTGCGTCATATCGAAAAACGTCGTTAATTCATATTCGAGACCGTCTCGGAAAACAGGCGCAAGCCCTATCTTTTTATAACCTTTCTTGCCGTTATCATCGGTAACGACATACTCGGCTTTTGCCCTCGTCGTTACGATAATGTCGAGGTCACTCTGTAAAATCGTGTCAACGAGCTTGTTATGCTCCGGCGTAACTTCTCGCCATGCCGTGAAGCTGTTCCCACTCTTGCTTGCTTTAACCGCTTTATCCTGCATATCGAGTAAGCCGCCCTCGCCCGTCCATGCGTGCGACAGGCTGTCGATTATGAGGACTTTAAAGCCTGCCATTTCCGCTTCTTTAATCGCGTTTATGTACTTTTCAGGCAAGAACGGCGGGGTTATCGATTCAACCGAATAACCGCCGAGGTCGCTGTAAAGCTCCGCCGAGCCGTTCTCCGTGTCTATCACGGCGATATCGTCCCAATTCCCGCAAATACCGTGCGCGATTAAAAGTGCCGAATAAGTCTTTCCCGCGCCAGACGGTGCGGAGATACCTATCTTTAGTTTCACTTGTTTTCTTTGTGCTTTTCTGAATGCCATTGTCTTTCACTCCTTTTTTAAAGTCTTATTACCTCGAGCGGTATTCCCGTCTCGTTGGCTTCTCTTTCGGCAACCTCAAGCGGACACCTTTCTTTTAAGTAATCCGTTAAGCTTGCGTATTTTGTGCTTTCCGGGCAAGTATGCTCCTTAAAGCGTTTGTAACAGTCCTCGCCGTCTATACAGGCTTTCGGAACTCTTATCGTGTGTTTGCGCTTTGCTTCAAGCTCTTTTGCATAAGCCGTTATTATCTCGTTAAGCCGCGCCTTAGACCGTGTTTTAAGCTCCTCGTTGCCGAGCCGGTCCGCGCACGCCATTGCAATATACATTCGCGACATCTCATTGTCGATAAAGTATAAATTTTCCGCTATATGTTTAACCGCGTCGTACGTAAACGTTATGCAGTCTTTTCCGTAATTCGCAAACGGCGATATTATGTACCGGGCATATGCCTTTATATAAACGTCTTCATCGCCTACGTACTCAAATACAAGGTTTTCGGGGTCAATCGGCACGTAATCGGAATCTTCGAACATATCGTTAAGACGGTCGATATCCTCTTCATGCGTTCCCGATATCTTTTCGGCAAAACTTCCGTCGTGATAATCTATCAACGTGTTCATTATTTCACCTCGACAAATTCGCCGTTTACAAGCTTATAAAACGTATCGGCTTTTATTCTTATGCCGTCTACCTTTTCCGTCTTTACGCAAACGGGAATATTTGCATGCTCGATGTTGCTGTACTTCCACTCCGAAAGCGTTATCCAAGAGCCTATCTTTCCTTTTGCAATCGAGCCATGCCCAGCACAACAAATAACAGCGTATTTACCTTCGCTTGTTATCTTTGCGGAATCGCCCGAAGAGCCTATCTGTGCGTAGTTGCCCGAAGAGCCTATCTTTGCGTAGT